TATATAATCACCTTCTACTATATTTTCTATATTTCTTACTCTGGATGTCATCGTACTTCCAGACTCAATCAATTTTATTTCTTGAGTACTTTTGTTCCTTTTATAAATAGATTTAGGATTAAGATTTTCTGCTATCTTTTGTTCATTGGTTAATGACTCCCATTGATCTTTATCTCTTTCAGCAGCCGGAAGGTCTTGCATATCAGGGGTTAGTATTTTGATGCCATCTTTTTTTACTTCCAGCCACTGGTCATCAGTCATAGAGTCAGTATATTTTTTGAGATGTTCCAGTGTTGTGTCTGTTAAAATATCATTCTTCTTATGATACTGTGGTGCAACATCTCCAGGTGTACGCTTATCCTTCAAGAATAATTCTAACTTGTCCCATGCCTTGTCTGGATTATCCCAGTACAATTCCAAATAACGGGCTTGTTCTCTTTTGGATAAAGTAGAATCTTTTAACAAGCTTTTAAACGCAGCCCTTCTTTCTTTAGTTTTTTCTGCTTTTCCTTCAGCAGTTTCATCTCCTTGTACATGAGCCTGTAGTTTTGACCATGTTCCTTTAGGGTCGGTATTATACATACCTGAATAAAGTTGAACCCAATCTTCGCTAAGACCACTTGCTTTAAGATATTTAATAAATGCAGCCCTGTCTTCTTCTTCAGTCTCTGCATCATCACGTTCCTTTTCTGCTTCAGCAACGGCAGCTCGTTGCTGCTGGTCCAGTGCATCATCCTGCCGGTTCATTATTTTCTGGTTATAGTATGCTTCCATCCCTGCAGGGATTGCATGACCAATCATTTCGTCCCGTGTAATCGGAACATCCCTCCATCCGGACTGTCTCATCATCGAAGCACCGGCAGCCAACAGTCCTGCACCGTAGGCAGGGAACTGGTCTAATGGTTCATACCATTTCCTTTCCTTCTTCCTCTCTTCCTCTTCCTGCAGATCCAGCAAACTTTGTTGCTCAGGATTCAATGCTTCACCAGTATCAGGATCAATAGAAATACCACCTATAGGATACTTCCAATCATCACCAACTGGTTTTTCACTCCCAACTGCTAACAAGTTTTGGGGCAATTCCCTCTCCCCTTCTCTCCTCCTTTCTCCTTGTGCCATATTATGTCATTAATCCTTTTGGTGTATAATACTTTCGTCTTTCTCTTTGTGATGCCAACTTCATTCCAGGAAATGCAACACTGCCCCTTGTTATTCTTGCGGTTGGTATTGATGGTGCAGCCTGTTGCTGTTCTGGTTGAAGCAAAGAATATAGTTTTGCTGCCGCACCTATCTTTCCTGCAAGGGCTTCATTATCTTTAGTTTCCTGTTCAAGTGTTTCATCCCTGCCTATTGAATCAGATGAAAACAGTCCTTTAACTTCGTCCCACCAACTTCCTTCTTCTTCTCCTTTAAAGTCTGCCAGTGCTATTTCTTTTGCACGTTCTGCTTTTAATCTTTCCGGTTCTGTCCGGGCCAGAGCATCTAAAGCATTCTCATCTAATTCTGATCGCCATGTTGCCCCAGGCTCCTTTTGCACCCGATCCCTATATTGATCTGCACTGATTAATTCTGGGCTTAAAATATCTTTTTGATTTTCAGCAAAACCAAGATCATCATCAGATTTTAAAAATTCTTTCTCTGCAAATTCTTCCACTGCCAATTTATTCAAGTATCTATTATCACCCTCGGTATCAACATCACGGTACATCTTTTTCTCTGTTCCAATAGAATCAGAATCAAGCAGTCCCAAAATCTCATTCCAAAATCCTCCTCCTTCTTCATCACCAAAATCTGACATTGATGCTTCTTTACCTTGTAATATTTTCTCCCTAGCTTGTGCTGGAGAATATTGATAATTTTTGAGTCTGTCCCCTGTATCATCTAATCTTCTGGCAAGCAGACTGTCTATGTTTCTTCCTCTTTTTACTCTAACCATATTCCTCCTAACTCATGTATCCAAGGACAGCACCAGCACCAGCACCCCAAGGACCGAATGCCGATCCTGCACCTGCTCCTGCTATTGCCCGGCCAAAACGATCCTTCTTCTGATGCATTGGCCGTGTTGATGTTGTTGTTGCTCCTGAAGGTGCGCCGCCCAAGACATTGGATGCAAGCATCAGGTTTGACTTATCCCAATCCCTGCCTTCAAGAAATTCATCATAAGCAAAATCCTTATCCCTCTGTTTATAACCTTCCTGTGCAGCTCCAGAGCGTCCAAGCAGATCAATGTCCTCTCCTGCAGCTCTTCTTCCTGCATCTGTGCCAGCAATTTGCATTCCTGCACCTCTGAGTTTCACATCCTCTCCTGCCAGTCCTGCCATCTGGTTATATCGATCCGCCTCTTGCTTCCGTTCCATGTCAGATTTTTTCATTCCGGCTGCCTGGGCATAACTACCCTCGAGCGCACCTGCCACCTGACGGCCCAGTCCTCGTTGTACTTCTCCCATCATGGCAGCATTTTCCAATGCACCACGGGAACCCATTCCGGCCCCTGCCATCTGATGCTGTGCCTGTAATGCACCACGTTGTTTTTGCATTGTCCGCATGGCCTGCTGTTGCATTCCACCAATCACATTCTTAGTGTGGGGTGACATATACTGATCTACACCTTTTCCTCCAAGAAAAGATTCTGCACCAACCTGTTCAGGAGTATAGCCAGATACACCCTTACCAACACCTGCAGCCTCTCCGTATGCAGTCTGACCTGTTCCCTGCATTTTCTTAACATCTGCAAATGACGTTGTTGTATCAACAGACGGACCTTCAAATCTCTCACCAGTGTATGCTTCATAAGGTTTATCCATTATATCTCCTGCTGCACCCATTACTTTCTTTTGAAGTTTCTCAACAGGATCATCAAGTTTTGTTGTTGAAGAAGGACCAGCAAAGTTTTGTGTTGTTGAACCTGGATCAGCTAGTGGATTGGTGACATTAACGGAGGGTGCGCCTCCTGCCGAATCAATAGCATTTTGGTGGGCCAGGGCATTGGCATCTGCTACTGAAGTGTCACCAGCAGACAATTTATTAGGATCATCATATACGTTAGGTGGTGCAAAAGATCGCAGTCCAGTTTTCTTGTTGATTCTACCCGGACCAAACTGGCCCATCAGGAATCTATATTCTTCATCGTCAACTTCGATCTTGCGGTGACCCGGCAATGTATTTCTTGTTTGTCTATTAGTAGGCATATTAACCTTTATACATAAGGATTTGTTGATGTTACTGGTCTGTTTGCTACAGTTGGGACTCCAACGGTCCCTATTATTCCGGTAGTAAATGTTAAAGATGGTGTCCCTGTTATAGTTGCTACATTTGACATAACTAAAGAAGTAGCATTAGTTATAGAAACAACATTTGTATCTGATGAGATTCCTGTTCCTGTAATTAAGGTTCCAATTCTTATATTTCTTTCTCCTAATGTTTCTCCATCCGTTACCACATCTGCTAGTGTTGTGCTATCGTCTGTAGTGCTACAAGTTTCGGTATATGTTTTAGTTGTTACAGCCAATTTCCAAAAGCTCCCATTCACTGATCTGAGTACAACTGACCCAGTATCAAATATATTGTCTCTGGAGGTTTTACACGTTATTGCCTCCTCCGAAATTATTAACGAAGAAAGGTCATACATATACTCCGGTTCATATTGTGTCGGAGGATTCGGTAATGGCTTTTGGGTTTTCATCGTTCTCCTGAAGCACTTGCATCAAAACGGACCTCTCCGAAACGCCACTCTTGGTCAAAGGGACTTGAGATTTTTAGAAATGTTTGCCTGTCAGTAAACCGACAATCCGTGTATCCGTCACCCTCCAAAATGAATGGCCCATGCGTTGTACCAGTGGCATCTGGTGTCTTTCCTGTCACGCATTCCAATCTAAGTCCATTGCTTCCGGCATCAGTATCGGTTAGAATTTGAGTAACTGACATCATCTTATTCCCACCAGAAATTTCTATTGCACCAGTTTCTGCATAGCACAAGTGATTCTCTGTTGCAACATTTGGATGCAAAGACGTATCGACACCCTTTGCAACAACTCTATTTGCTTTACCTGACAATGCATCAATATCTGCAGGAGCAACCACAGAACTATCACGGGGGACTGTTACAGAATGAGTATCCGGGTCCATTTCGTGTCTGTACAAAAATCCGTCTGATCCGGCCCATACAGGATAACCCAAGGCATCACTTGGCTCCATAGCAACTCTCTGTAGTTCTCCTGTTACCCAATGCTCCTCCCTATAACTATAAGTCACATAACGAGTACAAACGCTATCGCCTTCTTTTGGATAGAACCAGGTGATCTCACCAAATTCCCCATTATGTCCTGCAGCTATCAGTCCCTCAACATCTAAATTTATATCTCCAAAAACATAATCTGCCACCTCACAACTTAGCTCCTTGATATATCCTCCTGTATATGACCAGAAACGTCCCCTGCTCATCCAGGCTACAAAGTCCGCAGACCCTGCTATACATTTCATACCTACCGGACCTGCACCCTCTGTCAACCTTTCGACCCCATAGACATAGGGAGGGCCAAGGTAATTTGTACGCCATACATCCGAGGTTGTAAAAATCAAAACACCATACCTTGTCTTAAATCCTCCAATAATTCTTCCCTTTGTCTGGAGGTCCAGATCACCTGCTGTATTAAGTAAGGATGGACTAAAGTCGGTGAGTGATTCCTGGGACCCCCACTGGATCGTTTTATGTGCCCCGTCTGGAGCAAGGATCATTATATGTCTCTCCGGGGTAACCAATACTGCCACATTAGACCCTACGGGGACTCCAGTTGAATTAGTTAAAGACTGCAGTGCTACTGGTGCAGTTGCAGTTTGATTAGCATTATTAAAGGATATTGCACCTCCTGTTCGGCTTTCCCATGTATTTTCTCCAGAACTTGGAGTAGTAAATGCTAATGGAGTTCCATCTAAAGTAGCAGAAAGTTTAAATGTGTCAGTCGTTTTGTCTCTAACATATAAATCTGTGTAGGGCGGGACTCCTCCGGGTAAAGCTCCCAGAGATGAAACCTGTATTATATCTTCATCAATACGTCCATGTGCAGCAGATGTAATAGTTGAATCAATAGCATTTATAGTAATTGTTGCAACATTTACTGTATTGCCCGGATCAGTTACTAGGATCGTGTCATTAACTGAATATCCA